TGTTCTAAAATCTATTGAATAGTCAAAGTTTTCACTCAAAGGCACACTAAATGTCCTTGTATCCAAAAATGAAGCACCAGGTTGTATGTTAATTGGAACTGATTGAAATAATGTTGTTCCTGTTAAACCATTATGTCCCCCCAATTCTATTTGGTGGAAAAAGAATTGAGCCTCGGCGGATAAATCAATAGTATCAGGTACTAATTCATCATTGTATCCGCCGTAGCTAATTCTAATAATGTAATTACCATCCTGTGCAGGCTTGAAACTAAAATTGGAATATGTGTGTGCGTTGATATTATCAGTTAAGGTAGGTGTTTGTATTCCCCTTTCTAATAAACCACTAGGTCCGGCATTTAGATTAACCCAAGTGATTGATTGGGTTGTTATTGTTCCACCACTTCTACTATCTATATTCCAAGATAGTTGTGGTTTTGCGGCTTGTCTTAGATACAAACTATCATCGGTAAATGTTAGTGGTAGGTAAAACCTTTTGAAATAGGCTGTATCAAAAAAGTCAGACACGATATTAAAACCTGCCTCACTAAATATCTTTTCATATAACCATTTAATTTGAACTGCTGGTTTAAGATAATAAAATCTAAGGGGTGTTCCAATGTAGTCAAAATAACCACTTGTTAAACCATCCCTATAATCTATAATGGGTGTTGATGATGTGATGATATTATTACTATCATCATAGTCATAACCATAATTAGCCAACATATAAGTAATTCGCCCATCTTGGTAGGGTTGTGTATAAGTGTCCGTATCAACAAAGTCGGGGTCATAGATACTATCAGTAATAACCTCAATATCATAAGGGTGGTCTAATTCGGTAAAATCAACTTGGGCTAATACTTTATCACCCATATTACTTGTTAATCTACCAACCTCAGAATAGAATACAACTTTATATACTACATTTTTAACATCAATACTAACACTTTCCAAACGGATAAACCCCTTCATTATTTCATACCCATCATTTAATAATGATGCTTCAAATATTGTCCTAATATCATAATCAGTCAAACTACTATTTAAGTCATAGTAGTGTTGGAATATATCATTATTATTCTTTGAACCAGGAATAGAAAAACTCTTACTAAATGATGAGTTCTTACTTGTTATATCCTGTATTTCGGCAAATGAATAATCTAATTGTATGTCTTCATCGTTAAACAAATCAACATACCTAATTTCATTATTGATGATGGTTCTAAGTTGTAGCATTATAGGGTTGTTCTAAATAACTGATTTGGGTTATATTCGTATGATATGGTGTATTGGAATAACTTGTTGTATCTTTGTTTGTATTCGTCCATTGACTTACTTGTTATTACAATAGGTATAAGATATGGTGTCTTTGAATAGTTCGTTGAACCATCACCATTGTAATACTGCTGTTGTATCAAATACACATCAGTAGATAAGAACATTTCCTCAACAATTCTTCTTTCATTTTCATCTATGTAATTACTCTGTGCTTCTACACTTTCAGTTGTGTATTGGTCGTATATGACTGCTCTTTTATCATAAAAGAACGGGTTGAATACAGAGTTGTCCCTCATAGAACCCTGAGCGTATGTGTTGGTGTCCTTGTTATAGGTTTTAATATTCTTCCTATCAAATGTATATGTGTCCCAAACTCCCTGTCTGTTAAGAAATAAATAATGTTGGGGGTCAGACATACAATCAGCACCATAAAAATTGTATTCAACTATTTCACTTATTCTATACTGATTATCAAATATCTGTGTTCCTGTTCCACTACTTCTCCAAGTTGCCAACTTACCCCCACTAGTTATAGCTGAAAATGGTGGTGTTGAATAAACAATTCTATAATCAGGTGATAATGTATTCGCTGAATAGGTAATACCCGATAAAGTAATTTTATTGGTGTATGCCGTGTTCTTATCTACTGAGTATTCATAAGGTACTTGTGCTGTTGAATAGTTGTTAAAAGACCCGTTATTAGTCCAAAAATGACTAACCAATAAAGGACACTCATAGTGGTGTTGTCTTCTACGAACACGGGTGTTTGTAAATGTTGTAGAACCAGTCCCTAAAAATGTTGATGTGTATAACTCATCACCAAATGTGGATAAGAATTGTGCTGGTAATAGAGCACTAATGTTTGTAGACCCTGTAAAGGCAAACTTGAACCCTTCATAAAACAACTGGTTATTTTGTCCGTTGGTATTACCACTCCAATAGTTGTTTATGTAATTGAAGTTTGTTTTGTTTTCCTGTGTGCCAGGCCATATTGTAATTGGTGGTGGGTTAGTCATACAATTACCACCATTATAGGATGTAATTAAGTTCCAACCACTTAATTCACAAGTACTACAATTCCATACATAAACATAGTTAATACTACTATAGTTTTCTGTAATAACCAACAAGTCCCCATTACTTGGTGCTGATGCTGGTGTATAAGTTGTTGCTGTGTTTGTTGTAAAGGCTGAATACACATAAGTTCCCGCACTTGTGGTGTGTAATATTGTAGAACCTTGAACTAAACCTGTGTTATTATATGTAGGTATTGACGAACCTGCGTCTTCAATTTCTATTGTATTTGGACTACCTGAATAAGCAACACCTTCATCTGTTGTATAAACCAAAAAGATTGATGGTGGTAATGATGGGTTATTACAAATATTAGTTGTTATTGTTCCACCACTTGTATATTGTTCCCCAACTAAAACCCTGTATTCTAATACGTGTGGTAAAGTTTCATAAACACTATTGTTATTGAACGCATTACTCAATATGTAGGCTGTTGGTTCAGTGTTAGTGATAATACCATTTGGTGTTGTTGTAGTTGATGTATTACTTCCATTAACATTTTGTTTGTTGGAACTTCTTGGGTTTCCCCTTGTGTAATTACGGACAATGTCCCCAACATCTACAATACCATTTCCTGCGGTATTTGGTGCCACCTTTAATCGGGCTACTCTTTGTTTTGTTGTTGTATAAGGGTTTATCCACACATCAAATACATAACGGAAGTCAGTTTGACCCGATAAGGTTGAACTAACATTGTAGATATGTTGTGCGTTAGATGGTGTTAAATCTAATGGTTGTTGTATAATAGTGATACTCATTTTATCTTGTGGTTGTGTCTATAGTGTTTTCCAACAAATTATCAAAGAACTCCGTAAATGAACGTTCAATAGCTCCTCCAATTTCTGCGTCAAACTCTGTTTGTATTTTATCAATCGCTGTTTCATAAAAGTTAGTAGGTTTAACCCCGAACTTAAATATGTTTTTTGATATTCCAAATGCGGCTCCTCTTGGGTTTGCGAACCCTTTTAATTTAGCCCAATTTTCTAATGGGGTTATTGGAACATACTTACCTTCATCCCTACCATAATTTACGAACTCCCAATAGTCGTTCATCAACAACTCAAAACCATCATCAGTTATATTACCCTGTATGCTTTCATATAAAGAACCACTAGCAGTTTTTGATGCTGAACCCCTGAACTCTGTATTTCTACCCCTTGAATAAGCATTATCATTATATCCCGGTGCGTAGGGGTATTTTAATAACAACTGGTTTTTAAGTTCTGATACAAACTTATTACCCCAAATAGTCATAAATGCTTTTAGTTCCAAGTTCATTAGTTAAAGTCGTTAAATGGTGCGTAGCATCTGTTAAGTGGCATATCAACAATAACCTGTAGTTGTAAGTTCCAACCTACCAATATATCATCATAAGCCTCACTAAAAGGTGTTATGGTTGCTGGTAATACCAAGTCATATCTTGTTTCATAATCACCCTGTGATGATACAACAGAATACTTGTATTGAGCTAAAATGTCTTCGGCTATTTGTAATGTATCACTCCACAAATCAACCTCAATATCAAAGTTGTTTGCGTTCATAATATCACAAATAAGAACGTTGAAAGTATAGGTGTTAAAGTTTTCAGCTCTATTAACACTTACAGGTATAACATACATCAAAGGATATATTGGTGCGGCGTCAGTTGTGTTTTCAACCTTATCCCTTTGTTGTGTTAAATAGATGAGTTGTTTAATATCCCCAATACCAAAACTATTTAATTGTTTATGGTTTAATTCAAGGGTTTTTAAGTCCTCAACAATATTTTTGAAATTAACGTAGTTCATTATTTTTTTAGTTGTTTTTTTAATTCTCTTTCCCTCAACATATTCAAGTCCTTCATATAGGTTAAGTAGTTAAATATCTCTAATAAATGTCTTTGTGCGACTTCTTGGACTTGTAATATGTTTTCATTAGATAAATATATAAGCGTAGCATACCACCCCCAAAATCCCTCAAAAGTTTTTTCAGTTTCCAAATTGTCTTGTATCCCATCTGATGAAAATAAGAGCGGGTACTTTTTTGTAATATGCTCTCTAAACGCAAAAAAAAAGACATTGAACCTTTTAAGTATTTGACTGGCAACATCTTAAATAGTAATGCTCTATCCCCTACCTTTGATGCGTCATACTTTACCAACTTATTATCATCACCAACCTCCCTATAAAACAACGCCATTAAGTGGTTTAATTCACTTTGTCTTTTGGTTATTGGACGGGACAAGAACTCATCAATATCTATAAACTCACCAAAGGTTAAATTATCCAAGTCAATAAACCTGTATTTCTGTCCGTTAAAAACAAAGTCATTGTAAAACTTTTCACTCTGTGTTAAAAAGTAGTCGGCTAATGAATTAGATGCGTCATAGATACTTTCCCAATTAGCTTCTTTTATTTCTTCAATATCCAAACCAGTTGCTATGGATATTAGCAACAAGTTAAACTCATCTTCCAAGTATAAGTCCTTTAAGATGTTTAATCTGTTCCACAACTCAATGGTGGGTTCTTCAATCTTGTATTGTTTTCCTTCGTATTCTATAACGTGTAATTCCATATTCTAAAATATATTATTTTAATTTAATTCTTTTATCAGGTTAATACACATAGTATACCCCCTTAGTTTTTCTTTCCTTTAATGTGTTATACGCTATACATAAGGACATAATTGTATCATCGTGTGCCCCTTCAATAGCCTTGTATTGTATCTTTCTTGTCTTCATTGAATATTCATAACTAAACATTTTTAATTCGGCATATAGTGCGGGGTTTAATTGTTCTGTTGGTAGTTTAACTTGGTTTTCATTTGTCGCATATATAATGTCTTCCACTATGTTTTGCTTTGAAGTATTTGATGTGATAAATGGTTCTACCTTATTCCACTTATTCTTTAACTGCTCGTATAATACATCACCAATACCATTACACTCCACCTGTGTTAATGCGTCATATTCCCTTAACTTATTTGCTATGTGTTGGATAATTTCAGCCCAACTCTTTTGTCTTTCCCTCCAACAATAAACCACATTACCATCATCATCAAAAATGGTTAATGCCGTGTAGTCATTTTGTCTTCCAAAATCCACACCCCCATAATATTTCATACCTGACTTTTTGTCGGTATAATTGTTTAATACACAATATCTATCTATATCAACAAACACCTCACCACCACTATCTACAAACTCACCTAATATTTCTTGTCTAAAAATATCTTCAGGTAATGTTCTTCTTGTTTCATCAAGTTCCTCAGTGCTAATGTATGGGTTTGAATATGAACTGGCTTGTATTGTTATGTATTCTTTTTGTGTTTCATCCTTACCCCTTGTGTGTAATAAATAAAACCAATTCTTACCTCTTGGTGTTGAAATAAATAAAACCTTTTTACCCCTAACCAAAATGGTTGGTTTCAATATCTTATTCCATACATCATCACGGATATAAGCAGCCTCATCACATATTAAATAGTCCAATGTATATCCCCTTAAACTATCCGCATTTTCAGCTGAACGGAATAATATTTTTGTTCCGTTAATAAAAGTCATTTCATAATTTGACTTATTGGATGATGTTATTAAAGATGTTCCACCAAGTGCGTTTTCAATATCAGTAAAAACTTTACGAGCCTGTGAATACACTGGTGATACAAACATAATGGTTTGTTTTTTATTTTCTAATCCCCATTTTAATAAAAGGTTTTCAGACAATAATGTTTTACCAGCCTGTCTACCAACACATAATGTAATGTATTTAACATCAGGTTGTTCTATTTGATTTATCCACTCCCTTTGTTTTGGGTATGGGGTAAAGCCTTCAACTTGTAATTCCATTATTCTTCTTCTTCAGTTCCACCAAAGTTAAACTTTATCTTTAACTCAGTTTTAACATCAACCTTATCAGGTTCGTTCATACCCATCAACTTTGAAATATCATTAAGTACTTGTCTTGCGTTTGATAAGTCCCCCAAGTTCATAGCCTTGTCGTGTATGTCCCAATACTTTTGTAGGTGTTTAGTTATTAGTTGGTCTTTTTCTAACCTGAACTTTTCTTTAACCAAACCCCATACTCTAATCCAATATTCATTACCCTGTTTAAGTGATATTTCCTGTTCCCTACACCACTCAATATATTCGTTGTATGATAAGTGTTCGTTAAACACTTTCTTCATACTTCTTTTAATAAAATCTTCGGTTTCAACTTGGTTCATTTTGGATAATTTATATCCATTTTCTTTACCACTACCTTTTGGTCTGCCGGGGCCTGCTGTTCTCATTAGTTATTCCTTTCAGCTTCGTATCTGCGTGTTAAGTTCTTTCTAACATTAACAAAACATTTACCACAACCAGGTTGTTGATTAGTTCCAAATACCCTGTTGTATAGGTTGTAGAACCAAGCAGTTTCATCACCCGAATATGATGGTTTATTACCTATTTCATAGGCTCTTTGTAATTCTTCTATTGTATAATTTTTCATACCATTTAATGATATATCATTTTGTTTATTTTCACAATCTTTACAGGACATAATTTATTTCATCTATTAGTTTATTGAACCACATATCTAAGTCGTAGTACCTTGATGATGAACCAGTATCACCAATTCCTACTCCGTGTGCTTGGGGACTATTACCAAATAAAGAACCAGTATGTTCTGTGGGTTTGTAGGTTCTTTTACTTTGTTTTGTTATAACACCATCATTTAACATATCATCACATACCAGTAGATTGGGGGTGAACCTACCTAACCCTTTTGTATTATCCCAAAAACCATCATTATATCCACCTTGAAGCATAGCATAGTTATGACTACTTTTTTGTTCTCTACCTAAAAGTTCAGTTGTAGGTATTCTACAATCATCCAACCACATTATACCTTTTGAGTATCTCATAATTCCAACTTTGTCTGTGTGTCTTTTTCCATCTTAAAGAACTTTACCAATTCTTCCCTTGATACAGATAATCTTTCCTCACATATATCAAAGTATTCTTTTTCCCTTTCTATACCGACAAAATGTCTGTTGATAAGTTTTGATGCTAAACCAGTTGTTCCACTACCCAAGAACGGGTCAATTACCCAATCCCCTTCCCTTGTGAATAAGGTGATGATGTAGGACATTAGTTTAACAGGTTTGGTTGTTGGGTGGAAGTTCTTTTTTGGTAATGTAGGTTTATCAGGGTTTCCACCCATTTTACTACTATCTTGGTTTGCTGAATATGTCGCACCAATTCTACCTTCTTTTGCTTCTATATTATCTAACCCCAAATCCTTTTCCTTTTTTGCTGGTTTTGGAACTTGAATAAATGGATAAGTCATTTTGATATTATCAGGTAATGCCTCAAAGTTTAATACATTATCAATATAACTTTTTGACCCGTGTGGTTTCATACC